CTGATAGTATTGAAAAATTTTATATTGTTTCAAATGGCACTTCAGGTTCTTTTACGGTGCAATTTAAAACAGCAAGTGGCACAGGTTATACTTTTGTTGCTGCAGATAAATCAGTAAGAGTTTTGTTTGCTGATGGTACAAATATTGTTGACACAGGTATAATTAATACATCTTCAACTGACACACTAACAAATAAAACTTTGACAAGTCCAACTATTAATGGAGCTACAACCACAGGTAGTATTGTTAATTCTGCTACAATTGCAGGTGGTACTGTAAGTGCTGTGACTTTGACAAAACCAAAAATTGCAGACGCTGGATTTATTGCTGATGCAAATGGTAACGAACAAATAATTTTTCAAACAACTGCGAGTGCAGTAAATGAATTAGAAGTTACTAATGCAGCCACGGGTAATGATGTTGGTTTAGCAGTTTCTGGTGGTGATACAAATGTAGGTTTAGCTTTCACAGCAAAAGGTGCAGGACGATTTAAATTTAACGATGCTGCTTACATTCCTGAACAGACATTGACAGATGGAACTAATATTGATTGGGATGTACAAGCACAACCAGTTGCTAAAGTTACATTAGGTGGTAATAGAACCTTAAATAATGCAACTAATGGTGTGACAGGGCAGTTTGTAAGCCTGTTAATAGTGCAAGATGGCACTGGATCAAGAACTTTGTCGTTTGCATCTAATTATGAATTTGCATCAGATACAGCTCCTACTTTAACGACAACTGCTTCCTTAGGTGATTTTTTTGTATTTTATTATAATGGTTCTAAATTTATTGAGGTAGGTAGAAACCTTGCATTAACATTGAGTTAGGAGATATTATGTGGGCGTTAGTAAAAGCAAATCAGGTTATAAAAATTTTTAGTGGCAATCAGGGTTTTGAACACAACGACATAAAACATCCTGCTAATATTTTTTCTAGTTGGAGTGCTGAAGAAAAAGCAGCTATAGGTTTATATCCTGTACAGACGGATAACTCAAATTACAAAGATCCAACATTTTACAAAAACAGAAGTGAATCTTTTCAGTTTGATGCAACAAATAAAGTTGTCAAAAAAGTTTGGAAGACAGCAGAAGAACATGAAATGGAAGATAAGACAGTTGATGGCGTAACTGTTGAGGGATTAAAAACAAGAAAAGTTAACGAAGTTAATAATCAAGCTTATGATATTTTAAAAACAACAGATTGGATGGCGATTAAAGCTAGTGAAGTTTCAGATTATTCTGTGCCAGACAATGTTTCTAAATTTAGAACTGCAGTGCGAGCAAAATCAAACGATATGGTCACAAGAATTAAAGCAACAAAAGATGTAAGGGTTTTAGAAACTCTATATACTTACACCAACACAGGCACAGAATCTAAACCTGTAATGACAAGACCTTTAGGGGAGTTTCCAAAGCTGGAGGACTTCTAAATGCCCATAATTATCCCCGGTAATCGTCAAGCATCTACTGCATACACAATAGACCAATCAATAAGATTTAATGATGATGAGAATCCTTATATGGGAAGAACACCATCTGCAACTGGCACAGAAGAAACATGGACTTGGAGTTTTTGGGTTAAAAGAGCTACACTTGGAACTTTACAAGTTTTATTTCAAATAGGTGCTGATAAAAATAATTGCGACCAATTTTATTTTAATACCGATGATCAATTACAATATCAACATCTTGATAGTGGAAGTAATACTGATGATTTAGAAACTACACAAGTGTTCAGAGATGCTTCTGCCTGGTATCATATTATACTAGTAGCAGATACAACGAATGCAGTTGAATCTGAAAGAATACGAATTTATGTCAACGGAGAAAGAGTTACTAATTTTGCCACTGAAAATTACCCTACACAAAATACACCTACTGATGTTAACACACAAGTATTGCATCAAATAGGTGCACAACTATCAGCAACATATTATTCTTTTGATGGTTATATGGCAGAAATACATCTATTAGATGGTTTAGCTTATGACCCAAGTTTTTTCGGTGAATTTAATAGTTCAGGACTCTGGGTCCCTAAAGAATATACAGGCAGTTATGGAACTAATGGATTTAAAATTGATGGCAGAGATGCATCCGACTTAGGAGATGATGAATCAGGTAATGGTAATGATTTTACGACAAGTGGACTTGCCTCACACGACCAAATGGCCGATTCACCTACAAATAATTATGCAGTAATGAATCCTCTTGACACACACACTACACCCGACTGGACTTTAAGTAATGGGAATTTAGATGTTTCATGGAATGGAACTAATTATATTAATCAGTTATTTTCTACCCTATCTATGCCTTCAACAGGTAAGTGGTATTTTGAATTTAAATACGTTTCTGACTCTAATCAGGTTTTATATTATCAACAATTAAGGTTGGGTATCATGAGAGAAGATATAAATGCTGCATATATACAAGGTAATCCGGGTGTGCAACAAACTTTATCAGGAGGTCCTGAATTTCTTGTGATTCCGGGAACAAGTAATTTATCATCTTTTCAGGGTGATGGTGCAAATATAACAAATTTTTTTAGTAGTTTTTCAATGGGTGATGTGCTTAATTTTGCAAGAGATGGTACTAAACTATGGGTTGGTAAAAATGGAACTTATTATAATAGTGGTGACCCTGCAAATGGTACAAATGCAACATCATCTGCACTTGAACTAAAAGGATATAGAGCAAATATGCATTTTAGTCAAACATCCAGCTCACATGGTACTGCTGTTGTACACGCATTTTTTGGTGCAGATAAATCTATTGGAAGTGGTACAGGATTTAACAATACAGTGCCAACTGGTTTTCAAGCATTGAACACAACAAATTTAGGAAGTTAATATGGGTGAACCAACAATAACAAATGGCGAAGAACATTTTTTCCCAATTATTTACGAGGGTAACGGAGCAGGACAACGTGTCGGTAAGTTCGTACCTTTTACAGATAATGGTACTATTCCTAATAGTTTGATATTTAACAGAGCTGACAATGCTACTATGACAAGAACTCCTTCTAGTGCAGGCACCAGAACAAAATTTACTGTAAGTGTTTGGGTTAAATTAGGTTCAAATTTTGGTACTAGAAGATTTATTTTTTATGGTGCAGCAAGTGGTAATAATTTTTCTGGAATAGAGATATCAGCAAACAATAGTTTTAGAATGTATGCAAGCGATGGTAGTGGATCAATTGATTTAGATTTAGAGTCATCAAGAACTTTAGAGGATACCAGTAAATGGTATCATCTACTTGCAGTGTTTGATTCTACTCAATCCACAGCAAGTGATAGGGCAAAAATGTATATTGATGGCGATCAAATTACAAATTTTTCAACAAGCACTTTTAATTTGGTTCAAGATTTTGAATTTCAAGGTACTAATAATGTTTTAAATGTTGTAGGTGGTTGGGATTCAAGTCTTGGGGGTTCACCTGCAACTTATGCTTTTGATGGTTACATGGCAGAAATGAATTTAGTTGATGGTTCAGCACTAACACCTGATACTTTTGGCGTTACTGACTCAAGCACAGGACGTTGGATCCCAAAAGCATTAACAGGTATCACTTACGGAACTAATGGTTTTAGATTGCAATTTGCATCGCCTAGTAATTTAGGTGACGATACCAGTGGTAACACTCAGGATTTTGGTGTTAATAATATTGTAGCTGGGGATCAGACCACCGATAGTCCTAGCCAAAATTTTGCGACAGGTCTTGGTGCTTTTCAAACATCTTATGCAATGACTATGAGTGAGGGTAATCTTAAATCAGAAGCAAATGGTGGAACAAATCAATTTGGAAAAAGTCAAACAACCTTATCTTTTGACCCAAATGATTCTAGTGGATATTATGCAGAGTATACTGTTAACGGAACAGCTAGTGTGGGTTCAAATTTTAACACTGTTGGTATTAGTGGAGAATCTTCAAAATATCTTGTTCCAAATAGTAGTAATGGTGCTTTTAACCTTATGGTCGCATATTTTGAAGATGGAAGAGTAAGATTTACTAATGGGGCAGGAACAAGCACAGATATAAGCAGTTTTGGTTCAACTTGGGGAAATGTTAGTACACCTGATATTATTGGTATATTTGTTAAAAATAATAAAATATATTTTCATAAAAATGGTACTTATCAAAATAGTGCTGATCCAAATAACGAAACTGGTGGTTTAGATATTCAAAGAACGATGGGTGGTAACAGAGTTGGTTTTTTTCATGTTGGTTATGATACTTCTGTTCATGGAATAATGACAGCTAATTTTGGTCAAAAAGGTTTTACTTACACTCCACCTACTGGTTATAAAAAATTAAATCAAGACAACCTACCAGAAACATCTAAAGGCATAAGTGGATTTGTGTGGATAAAATCTAGGGATACAGCTTCTGCACATATGTTATTTGATAGTAGTAGAGGTCCACAGTTAAGACTTAAATCGGATTCAACCTCAGAACAAACACTTTCTCAAGGAACTGTAACTAAATTTTTAAAAGGTGGTTATGCTGTCGGTGACCAAACAGCAGTTAATAAAAGTGGTGACTCTGTTGTAGCTTGGAATTGGGTGGCAAATGCAGGAACCACTGCAACCAACAATGATGGTTCAGTTACTTCTACTGTCCAAGCAAATACAACTGCTGGATTTTCAATCGTTAGATGGACTGGTGGAGGTAGTGCAGCAACAATTGGACACGGATTATCACAAACACCTGAATGGATATTTTATAAACGAACAAATGCCACTGGAGATGGTTGGATAACTTATCATATAAACCAAAACGCATCTCCAGCTAGTGGTAGTATGCAGTTACAATCTACAGGTGCGTTTGGTGCGGATTCAACTTTATGGAATAATACTGCACCAACATCCAGTGTAATTTCTATTGGTACTTATGGGATGCAAAGTAGTGAAGAACGAACTGCTTGGGTGTGGCACCCGGTAGAGGGTTACTCAAAGTTTGGTACTTATACTGGAAATGGAAACACTAATGGTCCATTTGTGTTCACAGGATTCAAACCAGCTTGGATCATGTTTAAACAAAGTAATGGTACTGCTGACTGGTTTGTCATGGACTCAGCAAGGGGTAAAATTAATCCACAAGTTTATAGGTTAAAAGCAAATGCAACAGAAACTGAAGATACCTCTAATATTTTAGATATTCTTAGTAGTGGATTTAAATTAAGAAATGCAGGTAGCGATAAAAATGGTTCAGGCTCAACTTATATTTATATAGCCTTTGCTCAACATCCATTTATTGGGGACGGAACAAACCCTGTGACTGCGAGGTGACATGCCTCTAATTCGTATACCTTTCAAAGGTGGTTTTAATAAACAAATAACACAAAGTGAAGCAGCAAACCAATGGACAGATGGTGACTTTGTTCGTTTTCGTTATGGGGAGCCTGAAAAAATTGGTGGGTGGCAACAAGCTGTAGCAACTACTTTACCTGGGGTGGCAAGAGCCTCACACATTTGGACTGATAGAGATGGCACAGAATACATAGCTATAGGAACAAGCAAAGGTTTGTTTTTATTTTATGGTGGTGGTATTTATGACATTAGTCCACTTGAAACTGCAATAACAGGTTTGACTTTTACTTCCACAAATGGCTCTGCAACAGTAACAGTTAATAAAACTTCTCATAATTTAACAGCAGGTGAGTTTGTTGTTTTTTCATCAGTTACCATGCCTGGAAGTGGCACAGGATTTACTGCCGCTAACTTTACAGACAATGCTTTTCAGATTATTACAGCAGCCACAAATAGTTTTACAATAACGATGCCTTCAAGTGAATCTGGCTCGGGTATGACAGCAGCAGGGTCAGGTACAGTGCAATCTTATTTTCCTGTTGGCTCTGCTACACAGACACTTGGTTTTGGTTGGGGCACTGGAACTTGGAATGGCTCTACTGCTTGGGGTTCAGCAACCTCTGCTTCTACAACGACTTTAGAACCGGGTAATTGGTCATTAGATAATTATGGCACAATACTTATAGCAACAATTAAAAATGGTGGCACGTTTGAATGGAATCCAACTGATGGTGTTTCAACTAGAGCAACTGCTGTAACCACAAATCCAACAGCTAGTGTAATGACAATTGTATCAGATACGGATAGACATTTAATTCATCTT